CCCATGAACGGGTCTAGAATGGTGTCGCCGGCATTAGTGAAGTCGGCCAGCAGCTCCGCCATGAGCGGGATTGGCTTTTCGGTCGGATGTCTACCATCACGGTCGCGCTGATTGGTCAGGTGCGTATAGACGCCACGCTTGCCACCCGCGTTCCAGCGCGCGTGGCCTTTGCCGTTCCATGCTGTGACGAAGCACTCCGCGCCCTGACCTGGCCCCTGCCCATTAAGTTGTGGCGTTGCGTCGGGCTTTACCCATAGGCAGCCGCGCTTGTATTTCATGGGCGATGCGTTGATGGCTTCGGCCCAATAGGCGACACCCTCAATAGTGCAGAAGGCGATGAACCAGCCTTCGCAAATACGCTCGGCGGCAGACACAACGTCGGCCCGAATGTCATTGATGGACGAAAAATCCAGCCCTTTCAGATCTGGACCCTTATCTGCGCGGACCCGTCCGCGCAGGCTATTCTTCGATGCGTGAAGGCTTTCTTCATACGGCGGATCACTTATGACGTGATCCACAGGTTCCAACGTCGCCATAACCTCAAGGCAATCGCCGTTGTACAAAACGGTATCGCCAATGCGTTCAATGCGCATATCATCTCCTCATTGTGGTGCATGGTTGGTAGCCGTGTATGGTGGTTGTGCGGGGCACAACTAGGCGGGTGCTATGCTGCGCGGACGGTCAGCGTCTCACCGCCTGTAACAAGCCGCGCGCCGGGTATCTCGCCGCAGCCCTTCACGACATCCAGAATGGCTTTTTTGTCCGGAATACGCTCAACACGCACCAACTCGGCAGGCAACGCATCCGCGTCCACAATCTCCACACTGTCCCTACCCTTGCTGACGGACACTGTAGCCTCTGGCAGTGCAACCTTGGGCAGCCCAGCGGCTTTCAGCAGGCGCAGCAGCAGTACTCGCATCGCCTCCTTCTTGCGCTCGTGGCGGGCCCTTCTGCCGGCAAGATCGCGTGCGCGATCCGCTATTGCTTTCGCCATGCTGTCGGCATCCCGCTCTACAGCAACGATGCGGGCAAGGATGCGATGCGCGTCGGTTTCGCCTTCGATGGTATCGGCGCGCAGTTCTTCGTCTTCGGCTAGCTCGGGATACGCGGCCAGCAGGTCCGCGAACTCGCGTTCGAGGACGGTGACGTCGTAGGCGAGGTAGTTTTGGTTTGTCATGCCGAGACTCCCAAGTTGGACGGAATGTCAAGGACGCGGCAGTCTGCTGCGGTTAGCGAAACAAATGTTGCCGCCGTTGGATTGGCTTCTTCCGCCGCCCGCGAAAGCCGAAGAAGCGGACGCAACTTGCTGAGAGTGAAGTTGTGGTCGCGCTCCACATGCTGCTTGGGCGAAAAGTAATGTATCGGAGTCACGTAGATGGCCTCCGCCTTCTCTCGCGACGGCAATCGCTCCTTTCTACACCATAGGAAACCGCTGATTATTGGCGTTTCCATTATCTTCTTAATGCGCTCTTCGCGCGCCTCAGAACGTTGCCGCTCAACGCACTTGATGCGCTCGGACGCCGTCTTGGAAACGTACTGCGCAGGGAATAGTGCGCTTGCTGTCGTCATGCTTCATCTCCTCTTCGTGGTTATCCGGGTTGGTTGCCCGGCGGTGTGGCCAGTTGGTCGGCCCTAGAAAGGTATGCTGTCGTCCAGAAGTTCGGCGTAGTTGTCATTCTCTCCCGAGGGCACATTGTCGTTGTCGGCAACGCGGTGCCCCACGACGGACCAGTAACGCCCGTCGGGCCTTACCGAAATCTCGGCCGTTTCCTTCAACTCGTTCTGCCGCTCCAGCGCTTCCAGCACCGTCTTAGGAAACGGCCGCTTCCCGCCGTGCTGTGACCACCAGCGGTGTGCCCTGGATTGCGCGTAGCCGCTGTGTTCAAAGCAAAGCCATTCATTGAAGGTTGTCAGGCTTTGTGCGTAGGTCACCTTGACGGACGGCGGCTTATTTCCTTTTCCTTCGTGGAACGCGAATCTGCGGCGGGTGATGGGCCGCCATGTGGCTTCGCCCTTGGAAAGCATCGGAACATCGTCGGCCTGCTTTTGGATTTTCGGCGTGTCGTCAATCGGGAACTCGTAGCCGCAATCCGGGCACTCTCGCGCGCTGGCATGTACCAGCGACCTGCATCCACCCATGTCCTGCGGGCACTGCTTGACCGGCGCTTCGCCCGTGCCGGCGCGCATGGCTGGTGGTGTGACCGCATCGATCGGCCCGTGCTTACGTACGATGCCAGCGAAGTCGAGAAATAAGCAGTCCTGCTTGCCCGGATAGAGCCGCAGTCCCCGTCCCGCCATCTGGACATAAAGTCCCGCTGACTGAGTCGGCCGGCAGAACGCCACCAGATCAATGATCGGCAGATTCGTCCCGGTGGTCAGAACTGAATTGTTTGTCAGAGCCCGCAGTCGTCCTGCCTTGAAGTCCTCTAGAATACGGTCGCGCTCACTGGCAGGCGTTTCGCCTGTGATGGTTTCGCAGGTGAACCCGCGACCGCGGATTTCATCGCGCATATGGAAGGCGTGGTCGACGCCGGAGCAGAAGGCCAGCCATGCGCGCCTGTCCTGCCCATAAGCAACAATTTCGTCCACCACGGCGCGCGTCAGGTCGTCATGGTCAACGGCTGCCTGTAGCGCGTTTTGCTTATAGTCGCCGCCCAGCTTGCCAACGCCGGACACGTCATAGGTGGTGGCCATGCCTTTGCTGATAGGTCGATCAGATCCGAAATCGGCAGGTCATAGGCAATGTCATCGAACAGTGCGCCCTCGCCTTCATGTAGGCTGCCCTCACCTAGTCGATATGGCGTCGCGGTGAGCCCAGCCAGCTTCAGGTCAGGATTGATCGCGCGCAGACCGTCCAGCAGCTTGCCGTATTGGGTCTCCGATTTCCGCGGCATCAGGTGTGCCTCGTCGACCATCACAAGGTCGATATGCCCGATCAGGTCTGTCTTGCTCGCGATGGTCTGGACGCCGCCAAAGATGATTTGCGCATGGGCGTCCCGCCTGCCAACGCCGGCACTGAAGATGCCTGCCGGCGCGAACGGCCAGATGTTCAGCAGTTCGCCAAAGTTGGACAGGATCAGCTCGCGCACATGCGTCACGATCAGGATGCGCATGTCCGGGTAGTTTTCGATAAGCTCTTTGCATACCGTGGCCAGCACCAGCGACTTGCCAGCACCGGTCGGCAGGACCAGCAACGGCGAACCGGCTTTGTCTTGCCAGTAGGCGTAAAGCTGGTCTACGGCTTGTCGTTGGTACGGGCGCAGTTTTAGCATTGGAGGGGGCTCCGTGAAATTATTTCCGATGAGTGGTGAACGATCGAGCGCAGTGGTTACTATGGCGCTAGTGATCTACACGTTCATCCTCGCTTCAGTTCTTGGTTCAATATGGGGGACCAAGCCCAACGAAAACATTGAGGCGCCTCATGGCGCTTATGACTATTGGATTGAGCGGTATCAGACCCTAATCGGAAGCGGATTCGTAATATTTGCTGTCGCGGTAGCGGTGGGCCAAGTCAACGAGTCTCGGCGCCAGCACGCCGCTACCATGAAGTTGAATTTCCGGGATGAACTCGAAGGACTTCAGGTCGCGACGGAAATCGCCAACTCCTACCGGCACGGTGGATTGTACGATTTTATCCTTGGCTCCGGCCGTCGTAAGATTTCCGCCAACGATATCGAGGCTGTGGCCAAATCAAAAAGCCCACATATCATCGATGCCTTCCACGTCCTTAGTTCGGTTGTTAACGACGGCACGAAGTACCCCGAAGATGGTGGGAATCGAGGGCTATTAGATTGGGTAATTGAAGGCCATCCATTGATGGGGGATGACAAGGCGCGTGCCGCCCGTGATCTAGCGAAAGCTATAAACGAACGAAAGGATTTCCTCCGCCAGTTCATGCCCGACTTGGTGTAGCTCCTAAGCCGCATCCCCGTCTCCATCCACCCACGTCTTGCCGCTGCGCAGCGTATAGGCCACCGTCTCCGCATCCTCATCCGAATCCACCAACTCCCCCGGAACCAATGCCGGGATATGCAGATGCGCAGGACAAGCGGCCTTCTGCTCATCGACACTCAACGGCTTGGCCCAGCGGGCGCAAGACCAGTGCGCATCACCGTGCATTTCCGGTGTGCTATGCAGGCACGATCGGCACGACACGCGCGACCAGCCGTCCTCTTGGCAAATCTCGCGATGGTCGCAAAAGCGGCAGCCGAAGAACTCCGGGTTGTCCGAAATGCGACTAGGCGGCTCCGGCGCGTTGATAATGCGCTCCAGCCTCGCTAGTAGCCGGATGCACCATTCCGCGTCGTATTCGATGCGCTCGAAATACCGTTCGTCGTCGTTTTTATTCACGACCAGGTAGCCCGCGCGGGTCAGCCCGAATTGGTGCATACCCAACTGCACTTGCCCGAAATGCAGCGGGCGAGTCTTGGCGCAGCCGTGCTTGGTGATCTCCTTGAAGCCCTTGTCGTTGGAGGACTTGAACTCAAACAGGTGTTCGGTCTTCGGAGCCTCCGGCACTCCGATTCCCTTGCCGTCGCACTTGCCGCGAACGTGCCCGCCCACAAGCCGGATGCGGTCCTGCTGGCCGTAGACTTCGACGCCGATGCGTTCGAGGTCCGCGACAAGCCGATCCTCCCACACGTCGCCTGTACGGAAGATCGACAGGTTGCGCCCCGGAATGGGCTTCTGGTGGGATGCCCATCTGAATGTGTACCACAAGCTGCGGTCGCATTCAGTCGCCGCCAGACCGACGCTTATGCCGAGGCTGTCATAATGCTCGTTGGCCTCCTCGTAAGCGCGGTAAATGGCGGCGACGGTGGAGGCTCGGGGCTTCGGAATTGGGGCCATTACTGCCCCGCCCCATCGCGCTCCAAGTTAGCCATGAACTCCGACATGCCTCCTCCGTCGGGGCCGAACGCTTTCTGCAAAGCCTCGACCCCGATGGCGCGGCGGGCGCGCTCCGTGCCCTCCGGCGTATCCAGTTTGAACGTCGCAATCGGCTTCGGCCCATCGGGGAACGCGCGCTCGTATGCCTTGTTAAACTCCCCCTCGCACTGGAGGCAGCCACGACCGCCGCACCAACGGCAGTCAACGTAACGATGTCCATCGAAGCGCATCAAAACATCTCCATCGTTTCAGGGCAGCGCGGTTCTGGGAGTGGCTGCATGTCATCGAAAGAGTGGAATTCCGAGCAATGGGGCGCGCGAGACTTCCACGTCCACTCTGTGGGCTGTTCGCCGAACATCGACTTGCCGATGATGTCGCAACTATCACCGTCAGGGTCGTCGTTGGTGCAACGTGCGCACCAACGACCGTAGAAGAAATCGAACTCGGTGCTGTTGCTCGGCGTGTACGGCTTGCCGTCTTCGGGTGGCCACGCCATCACGAGACCCGCATGGGCATCAACACTACCAACACCCCGTCATCCCCGCCCGTAAATATCGTGGGCGAGCCACCATCGTTCAGCGCAATCCGCACAGTGTCGCCGGCCAGGTTCGCCAGCAGTTCGCTGATGTAAGCCGCGTTAAAGCCAATTTCTATCGGCTCACCGCTGTAGTCAGCCTCCACCACGTCAGTTGCCTCGGCGTCGCCGCGCACAGACAGCCCGATTTGACCCGGCGCAATGTCCAGTTTGACCGCACGCCCGCGCTCTGTGGCGACGGTCGACACGCGCTCGACTGCGCTGCGAAGGTCGGCAATGGAAGCCAGCACGATCTTGTCGTTGGCGGTGGGGATAACGCGCTGATAGTCGGGGAACGTGCCGTCGATCAGTTTGGAGGTGATTACGGTGTCTTGTGTGGCGATGCGGACCTTTGTGGTCGACAATGACACGTGGACGTTGCCTTTCGGCAGGATGCTGACCAGCTTGCGTGGGAGGATGACGCCGTCGAAATGGTCGAGCGGGTCTCCATAGTGACGGCTAAGCCGATGGCCATCCGTCGCAACCGCCGCAAGCCGGCCTTCGGCGGTGTGGAAATAGACGCCATTGAGATAATAGCGGGTTTCCTCTGTGCTGATCGCGAACGCGCACGGTGCAACCAGCGCCGCCAGATCGACGTCAAAGCTGGCGGTGAAGTCGCCAGCGGAAAACGACGGAAAGTCCTCGACGGGCAGCGTGGCCAGTTTGAAGCGGGAGCGGCCAGATTTCACCGTCAGGGTGCCGTCCGCAAGCTCTAGCGAAACGTCGCCCGCCGCACGCTTGGCAATGTCGGCCAGCAGCTTGGCGTTGACGGTCGTGCTGCCGTTCGTGGCGTCGAGTACGGGAATGCTGGTGGACACTTCAATATCGAGGTCGGTCGCGCGGGCGCTAAACTGGCCGTCTTGGACGGACAGCAGCACGTTGCCGAGAATTGGAATCGTTGAGCGTGCTTCGACAACCTTGGTCACGGCGGTCAGCAGCCGCGTCAGGTCTTGGCGGGGCAAGGATAGGCGCATGGTGTGTCTCCTCTATGTGGTGGTCGCCTTGGTGGGGCGGTGGCTGCCCGATGTTGCGGGGCAACAAGGGGCAGCTGGTGGTGTTAGCGAGCGCCGACTACCTCGGTGCCGAAGTCTTCTTCATCGAGAACGTCTTCATGCTCGTCAGCGTCGAATGCCGCGATAGCTTCCGCTTTCGTAAGCGGCTCCCCGAACACAACTTTCAGCGTGGACTCGCGCTTAACGTCGAGCAGCCACACGTCCTTTCTTTCGTCCATATCATCCTCCGACTGGCGGCCAGTTGCGGGTAGCAACCAGCCGCCGTTGGTGTGTTAGTTGCGGTTCGTCGTCAGTTCGCCAGCGCCGCCCCGGAAGTCGATGTCCGGCAGGATGGTTTGCGGCTTGAAGATCACGAGGTAGAGGTAGGCGCTGACATTCGCGCTTTCCAACTGCTCCACGAAGGCGCTGGTATTGTCGGACAGCACCAGCGTGTGGCGCTTGTAGTCGCTTGGGCCGGTCTTGCAGATGACGTTGAACGCCGTGCCGCTGGAGTTGAGGTCCATCGAACAGCGGCCTTCCACCGACAGCATGTAGCTATCCGTGATGCCGTTGTAGAAAACTACGCGCCGCGTAATCTCAAAGTTGTCGGCGGCGCGTTTGATATTCTCAGTGGCGACCGTTGCATCGCTGAAACAGCCCGCAACTGCTGCGGTGACGACGGCCCTTGGATGGCGTCAGAACGGAATGTCGTCGTCGACCGTGTTGCTTCTCTGCCCCCATGGGCGAGACTTACCGCCAGCAGCAGCGCGCGCCGGGGTCGCGCGGCTATTGCTGTTTGCGGCCTGCCGCGCAGCAGGGCGGTTGTCGTTGGCAGCCTTGGGCTGATCAGCGTCGATTGCGGGCTCCGGCACGTCGCCCTGATCCGGGAAGAAATACTTCTTAATCTCGGCACGGGCCGGATACTGCCCGTCCTTGCTTGGGCGCCCCAAGCCGATCTTGGCGGTGAACGCTTTAAAGTGCAGCTCCTCGCTGTCTTCCACTTCCTGCACGCCGATGGCGCGGCACAGGCTGGCGAACTGCCGCTGACCGATCTCCTGCGCTTGGACGTTCGGGTTTTCGAGGTTGAAATTGTTGAACAGCTTGCGCTTTTCGTATTCCTCGGGCCGCAGCACGACCATCGTGGTTTTCAGGATGGTGCCGCGTCCGTCCTTGGTGGGCGTGACGTCGGACGCCTCGACTTCAAGTTCGTAAGTGCCGTTCGGGAGTTCTTCGTAATCGCGCTGCTCGGTATCATGGTCCTGCGCATTGAATCGGGTAGCCAGTTTGGCCATTAGTCATCTCCTGCTGTGGTGGTGGTGCTGCTGGTGCAGCGCGGGTGGTGGGTTAGTCGGCGGCAGACGCGAACAGTGGCGGTACGGCCAACTGATCGCGGGCGTACTCGCGAGCCTTGGACATTGCCGCGATACGCTCATTGAAATCCTGTTGGATTTCCTCGCACAGTTGCGCGACGCCCTGCGCAACTGTCTTGGTGTTGCGCTTCCAAATTTCATCAGTCCCGCGATATTCAATGCCGTGCGGGCCGACGAAGTGATATTTGGCGTCGACTAGGATGTCGCCACCGAAGCGGATTGCGTTGTGGAGAAACGCGCGGGCGACCATCTGGTGTGCGGGCTCGCCGTATTCCAGCGTCATAGGACTCGGCTTGAACCAGCCCATCACGCCGCCTCCTTCGCTTCCGCCGGCAGCCAGTATTTGGAAAGCTCCTCGTACCCCTTGCCCTTGCGGTAAGTGACCGTGTCCGGCATGGAAAAGCGATTCTTCGCCACGAAGCCGGCGCCTTCATTCAGGTGGATCTGCCGCTCCTTGCCCCCCTCGGCATGGGTGACGGTCTTCTTGTGGCCGACCTCCTTTTCCTTCAGCGAAATGCGGTAGTTGAGAAAGCCGACAATATCGGCCCGCTCGCGGACGAGCGCATTGGCGCGCTTGTTCAGTTTGACGGTGTAGCGGCTGTATGGGTCGCTGGTTGGCGAGTCGAACCGCACGATTTCCGGATGGGCCAGCTGCACGACGTTGATACCCGCCACGGCCAGCGCGCCAACCGCCGACAGGTATTCCGACCACTCGGCATCGGCCTCGATGTACCCGCGACCGTATCCCGGTTCTTCAATGCTGTTGACGCCGAGCCTGGCGCACGTCGCCCGCCAAACCAGCGGCTCCAGCCCGTCTAGCGAGTCAATGATGACGGTCTGAAACCCGTGTTCCGTGGTTAGCAGTTCCTCGAACACGCCGAAAACGTCGTTCAGATCGGTGATGACGCCCGGCGTGGCAAGTTCAATGTCGGACGGTGGGCGCTCGCCTTCCGTGCCGAGATAGATCGGGTTCGGGAACTCGGCGGCAAGGCTGGTCTTGCCTATGCCGTCCACGCCATACAAAAGCATAACGGGCGGGTCGTTTCGCTTGGTGGATTTCAGGCTGCTAAGGCTGATAGCCATAGTATCTCCTCTTGTTGTGGTGCCGGCTTGGTAGGCCGGTTAGGCGGTGAAGAAGCCGCCCCAGTAAAGAAGCGCGACTGCCAGCGGCGTGCCGATGATGGACGCCCACATGCTATGCGGGCTGCGTGGCTCGCCATGCTTGACGATGGAGATGCCCACGCCCATTGCGGCAAGCGAAATCCAGATGATCTGCGGTGCGCCGATTGCTAGTGCTGTCATTGTTTACCCTCCTAGGGCCACCATCATGCAGACGACGAGCAACAGCGTCGCGAACATGATGAGGTTGATGTCTGGATCGTCGGGCGCGGTCATTGGTTGCTACCGCTGCCACTGGTAGCAACGCGAGCGGCGAGCATGGCGTCGGCGACCGCGTAAGACGCTACGGCGTAGGTTTCCGGCGACGGTGCGGTCTTGCCCGTATCCCTACCGGCCAACAATCCAGACAAAGCCGCCAACGCCGCATCGTCCCGGAACTCGCGTTCTTCGGCGGTCAAGCCTGCCACACCGCTGTTCAAATCACCCATGTCATCATCTCCTTGATTGCAAACGCCGCCAGCACCAGCACGACGAACGCGCCAGTTAGCGCGACACCCGCCCACAAGCCGCTGCTGTACGGCTCGTCGTGATCTTCCTCCGGAGGTACGTCGTTGGTGGCGTAGTCGGGTGGGTAGTTGGACCATGGGGACGCTGGAGGTTT